GATTGGTGTTGTATGCCTGTCTTGCAATAGCATCCTGCGTACTGCTCAACTGCTCCAGCATACTGTTCACACTCTGCGCTTCCTGCCGGAAACGGTCAACGCCCGTACTTGTGAACACTTCCAGCCCATCAGTTTCCCAGTGGACAGGTATCTCAACAGGTTCGGGCGGTGCATTCGGCCGGCCCGGTACTGTTGCCGGGGCAATGTCAGGTGCAGCCTGTCTCTGCATTGCCGCGTTCAGCTCGTCCATTGCAATAGTTGCCTGATTCAGTTCATCACGGATTCCCTGAATCCCGGAAGTATCAATGTCACTGTTCATGGTCTGCTGCATATCTTCCATCTGTGCAACTGTCATCTGTACTGCATCAATAATTCCATAAATAACACTTGTAAACTGATCATTCAGCTCAATTGCTGTCTGAATGGACGACATCATCACCACTCCTTTCCTTAATGCTTTTTCCTTGCTTTTCTTCCTGCTTCCTTTTCTTTCTTTTTATCATTCTCGATCTTGATGTCAACCGAGGCAATGACAAAGGCTTTTTCCCTCTCATCCATTTCCAGAAAAACAGATGGGAGAATGTGAAGTTTAAGAAGGGCATAGTAAGCATAATTTGCTTCCCAATCCCCTTCTTTTATAAGTTTTTTGCTTCATTGACATTTTCTTCAAAAGGCTTTGTGAAGCCCTGATATTTCTGAATCCATGCAGCAAGCTCCTGATACTCTCCGGCATTGTCCACCAGTGCATAAAGCAGATCTTCTGGTGTCTTTACTCCATAACTGTCCTGAAGCTCTGCATCATACAGATCCGGATATACCGTGGACGCAACAATCATCTTTGCAATATATTCCCCGGTTTTTACTTTCGGTCTGTAAAGATTCGTTTTCCCCTTAACCTGCACTTCAATAGTGCAGGAATCACGCAGCTCTTCATTTTCTTTTGAAGTAATCTGTCTGAATTCCCATTTCAGCGGTTCGCCGTTCTCATCCTGTAACGTTGTTGTGGGCGCGTATCTCTCATTTGCTTTCGCGATTTTATTCGCTTTCATAAATCTGCTGAATTTTGACATTTTTTGTCCTCTCTTTCTTTTTTTGTATATAAAAAGAGAGCCCGTTATCAAGCTCTCTTTTTTCCGGTATTAAATCGTTGTTTTACAGCCACACCAAATTATGCCATTTCAAAATCCGTTCCCGGACATACTTACAATTCTACTCTGTTTACCTGAGATTTTATCATTGGTTTCATTTTATCTACCAGTAAGGCACATACCTTTGAATTAGGGAACTCATCCCTGAGTATGATTGTATTATAGTTTCCCTGCATGTTTTCATATGAAATTATGGCATAGCCTTTTACTTCACGCCTTTTCTTTGTCTTTGGCGCAGAACCTATAACTGCCCCGGCAACTCCGAATGTGACAGCACCCACAATCCCCTTGGCCAGACTGCTTTCTATATACTGCTTCTCATCAATATTCATCTGAAAGTCAACATTTCTTATTTTTGATATATCCAGAACAAACTCATTTCCCACACAGTTTACCGTGAATGCATTCCGGCTCAGTATGGCAGAAGCCTTGCATTCCCCGGGAACATTCAGTCCTGTGACATGAATAAGTGAAGCATATCTGCTGATTCCTTCCTGAATATCTCTTCTCAATGATTTGCTGGTTATTATGACCATTTTAAATGAAAAAATACAAAACGCAATTAAAAATCCTATCAGTATAGAATCAAATACTACAGAACTCATGGCCAGCCCTGCTTTATTGATACAATTGGATATTATCCAGATAATAAATGAGCTTATAATCCATGACAAAATAAATTTCCCAAATCCCCAGTTCTTTTTTTTCATGGTCCGGTCTCCTTTGTGATAATAATATTCTTTTATTATATCTCAGAATATTACATATCGCAAATTGTTTTGTGAAAAACTTCTCCCCACATTTCTGAGGGGAGAAGCAATAGCCTAGTTGGCAGCAAAACCATTTAGTTCATTAAACTTCTCCGGCATATCCCAGCTTTCAAATGTCCCGGAAATTTCCTCATCCAGAAGCTCCTCACCTGCCTGAAATTTTGCAAGTGTGAATGTGTCACACAGGCATCCCCTGTGGACAATAGTCTGCCTCCCTGCTGCGCTGCTTGGATCCTCATTGCTGACCTGAATTTCAAAATAAGGCATCTCACCTGTTTTCTGGTAATTATCGGCTATCTCCCGGAAAACTGACTGGTTGTAATGCGCCGTACCGCTCCATGTTCCTTTTCCTCCGGCTGCCTTGTGTCCCATGCCTACTTTTCCCAAAATAGGGACATCTGTAATGTTTACTTCCCATTTACTTTCAAAATCAGTCAGGCTCAAAAAATTATAACGTCTGGTACCAATAGTAATAAAGCACTCTGCAAGACTGCCATAAACGGCATCTTTTGCATCCATAGTCACATTCTGACTCATTTTTCTCCACCTCTTTCCTTACTTTTCCTTAGGATACGGTAATTGTCATATACAGCGTACCCATTGCATTTACAACAGTTACATGGTCAGACACAACCACGGCTTTCTTGGATTCTCCCTGCTCCACTGTCACATCGCTTTCGGAAAAATTCTCAATCGCCCTTATGCTCTCCATTTCCCTGTGATGTGCAACAATATCTGACCAGAGAGAAACTCTCCCCGCATCATCATTTGGAACAACACCAAGATACTTTGTACTGAACAATACGGCAATATCATTACCAATCTGGTCAATGACCCTGACAGTCTGATTATCCTTGAAAATATCCCCGCAGGTATCCGTTGTCGTGACCATGCTGTTAATATCCTCAAGCACTCTTATATCAGAGCTTACCTTATGCAGGACAAATTCACCGTTTTTCACTGCCTGTTTCAACTGGTTCTGTGTGAAATCAGTTAAAACAGAAAAGGAACCGTCATATTTCATATTCTGACAGGACTTATTGACCGCGCATCCTGCCTGTGTCCCGGTTACCCAGTACACAAGCGATGCCTCCGGCCAGTCCTTATCCGTGACCTTATTCTTTACATTGATAACTCCCATGTAATCAGCCGCACTGTTGTAAATAACCAGTTGAAACTTTATACCCATTTCATCACGCATACGTCTGTTGAATGCAATAAACAGTTTCTTTGTTGTTTCATCAGTTGTCACAATACCCATAGTATTATAGGTATAAGATTCGATCAGATTCGCATAAGTCTGATATGCATTACCATCAACGGTGCCATTTGTACCACCTGTAAGCGGCATGGATGCAGTAACTTCAAGCACTGCGTCAGCCTTAAATGTTACATAATCATTTGCTGCAAGTTCAGACGCGTCTGCGACTGTCTGAATATCAACCTTTGATGTGTCAAGATATGTAATAACATCAAACAGCTCTGTATTGTCTGCATTTGTCTGGATAACAGTCTTCAGATCATTGCCACGTATACCACTGTAATTTGCGTCAGCAAATGTATTTGAAGCCTTTGCACCACCACAGTTCAGCCTGTAAGCATACAGGGTCTGTGTCCCGATAAATAAGTCCCTGAGACCTTTAAGTCTGTCATGGTCATATGAATAACCAAAAATCTTCTGGCTGTTCTTCCGGAAATCTTCACCGGTCACTTCAAAAACTTCACCTTCCCTGCCCCAGTCCATTTCGAGAGGCATTGTTGCAATTCCTCTGTCCGAAAGTGTAGCTGATGCAGATGCAGCCGATACAAAGTTAATGTATGTTCCGGGAAGCTCCTTATTCTGTTTGGTGAAACTACCACCACCTAATGCCATATTATTTCACCTGTCCTTTCTTGTACTTTTCAATCATATGGTCAACATTTTCAAAAGTGTACTTTTTTCTTTCATCAAGAAGGGCCTCCACCAGATCCCTGTGATTACGGTACCTTTCCGAAACAGCAATTTGTTCTTTGCTGAACTGACGTTCACCTGTATGGTCATTTACTGATTCAGTTGTTTCCTGTTTTTTATCTGCTTTCAATTTAATCACCTCCTTTCACATCTGTATCTGACTCCAGACTTTCCATGCACGTCTGCTGCCCTGTCTTACGGATAAAAAAGTCATAATTGACAAAGAAATTCAGCACACCGTCAATGATCTCATATTTCATCTTTGTCCCTCTGACAGGCCTGTCTTCGCCCCGGATTGTAATGTACTCCAAGCACTGAATCATTCTTTCAGCAACGTCATTACTTTCCCTCTGTATTTCACTGCTTTCCGGAAAATACTGGATACAAAACTGATTGGACCTTAAATATCTTCTTCCGGAAAACAGTTCACAGGCCGGATTCAGGCATTGAATAAAAAAACAGGGTGGCTCCAAATCCTGCATGATCTCTTCCATATGGACTGCATGGTCATCGCCAAATTCTTCATTCAGGGAAATACTGACTGCCTCGATTATTGAATTTATCACTTAAAGCACCCCTTCCAGATATTTTTTTATTTCTTTTTCAAGTATCTCCGGCGCAATAGTCTGCAATTCCTTTTCGGATTTTGTCATCATAAAGTGCCCCCTTACCCATCCCTTGTGGTTTGCCTTCCTGTGGCCATATTCAACATAAGCAATTGTTATCGTAAAGGCTTTTTATCCTTTACTTCTCATAATTTCCTATGAGTTCGGCGTACATCATAATAAAAAGAGCCTGCATATAACAGACTCTTTTATTTCGGACACTCTTGGGAGCATTATATTTATTCAGCTCCTACGCTCTACAGTGCCGTCCATCCTTTCGCAATATGAACAGTTACCACGGTGTTGGCATATCTACTTTTTATGGACTTAGCTTTCACCGTTTTTGCCCGATTTTACATGCCCCATATCAAGGCATATTCCACTGGATTGATAATCTCGATAACATAGGTATTACCAAAGTGATTCACCGTCATTGCTTCTGCATACCCTTTTGCGGATGCCTGACCTTTGCTTCCAGTCCATCCCCTTCTTAACGTACCACCTTTTTTACCTGACTCTTTATGCCCCTTGTGCTGTACACCTGATGTACAATTGTACGAATCCCCTGAATAATCACCTACAGGTGTCCTTTTAATGACCATCCTCAATAGCCTAGCAGCAAGCTCCTTTGCGCACGCTTCCACAAATTCATCCGGATTTCGAAGTTTGTTAAGTTCACTTTGCAGTTCCTTTATACCATTAAATTTAAAATTTCCCATCCTTGACATATCAGGTCCACCTTTCAAACAGTTCAAGAATAATTTCCTGATGGGTTTCATATACTGCCGGGATTCCGCTGCAGGTATAATCAGTGGTAACACCCGCCT